TGATAAAAACTAACAGCTTCATTTAAAAAGCTGTTAGCTTTTGGTTTTTTAGACAGTTAAGCCCATCATGAATTTATTTGGCATTAGAACAATAGGAACAAATTTATTTTTGTAGTGAATTGTTCTGTTTCCATCTCCATTCGGGTTTTCTTTTTCAGATCTCTTGTACTTGTAAACATCTCCTTGTTTACCAAACCATCCGATGTTCAAGTAGTTTGCGGAAGTAACTCTACCGTTAAATTTCACTCTCAATTTTCCAATAGGAATAAGCAACCAGTGGTATCTTTTTCCTACATTTGAATACTGATCAAGCACTCTCCAAGACTTGAATCTAATTTCTGTCTCTCCGATTCTAAACCCAGCAAAACCAATGTGATACAGAGCGTTAGTATTGTCAGTAAATGGATCGTATTGAATTTTGGTGTCATCCAAAATCTCTATCAATTTTGTATACTGCTCACTTGAAACTCTCAATGTAGCTTGCTTAATTCCTTTGCTTTTAAGGTTCGCAGCAAGGTTCATCAGGTCCTGTTTATTAGTAATCATTCCCAAATGTTTTGTTGCTCTATTTTCCAAAATAGTAAACAAACCATTAGTTCCTAACTGCCCGCCATTAGCTTCGGTTTTGGTTAGTTTTTTCTCAAAAGCAAAGGCGTTTTCAGATCTTAGTGTCAATACTTTTTGAGCATCGTTCAATCTCTCATCCAGATTGTAGTATTCGTCTCCTATTTTTGTAAGAGGCTGAGCATCTACACCATCAGGACTGTTTGCAATTTCTGTTTCCTCGCAGTAGGTTACACATTCTGAATCTTTGAACATTGTATTTTCATACGCAGGAGCATATCCTGTAAATCCGATACATGGAGCAAGTTCGCAATGATCAAGGTTATTACCGGTGAACATTACAGTGATGTTTGTTGCTCCAAGCCCATTCCAGTTCCCTCCAATAGGAGATGCGACAAATGATTTTTTATCTGACGCAATAGAAGTGACTTTACCATTTGCTTTTTTACCAGCAGTGTCAAAAGCAACAAACTGCATTCCTACCTTAACCTGAAGCCATTTAGCATCAGTAGGTCTTTGGGAATTAATATCAAAAGGATCTACTGGAATAGCTGCGTTGTTGATAGTGAAAGTTCCTGTCGCTGTTGCAAAAGATACTGCACCTGTTCCACTCACGATGGTTGGGTTAAAATCAGCGTCTTGTTCTTCCCAAATTACTTGGTCTGTGGCAAAAGTAAACTCACTTCCCATTGCCATAAGTTCAGCAAATAGAGAGTCATCAAAGAAATCTTCTGCGATAACTCTACCTAAGTATTTAGGATTGTTCATTTTCTTTAAGGAAGTCAATTCCAATGTAGATATTGGAGCTTGTTTCCCTGTATCACTTGGTGTTAAAAAGTATGGCGGCGCATACGGTGTTAAATTTACTGACATTGTGTTTTGTTTTTTTAAATTAATTACTCTCTATTCTTTCTCCAATTATCAAAGTCCTCTTCTCCGTGACTTGTTGTTCCAGATGTTGGCTGGTAATTATCTGTTGTTACATTTCTACGCTGATTGCTTCGTGCCGCTCTGTCATTTAGGACCGCCTGCTCAATAGCAAACTGAATCATCTTATCTCGTGTTGGTTTGTGAGCCCATACAGCGAGTTCTGCCCAGCCTTTGGGGTCGGTTAATTTTCCGCCCTCTTCGTAAAATCCGTTGATAACCACGCCAATATCTTCGCTCACTCGTTTCATTTCTGATTTAAAATCATCATCAGGAGTAAAGGTTACATCTACCTGAGGAATGTTTTGTTTTTCATTTCCTGAAATCTGTAAGTTAAGCCCCGTAATAGTTGGTAGAGTTTCGTATATCCCTTCAAGATTTGACTGATGAATATTCATTTGTCGCTCTCTGGCTAACTGCTCGTATTCTTCTACACTCAATTTCTGAGGTATAGAATAGTCGGTTTCATTTGATGATAGTTTTTCAAACTCTTCTTCATGCCATTGTTTGGCTTTTTTAAGCATTCGTTCTCTCAGAATTTCTTGTTCAGAATAATCTGTTGTATCACCAAATTCATCATCAAAATCATCATCTTTTTCAGGAATCTCCATTCGTTTCATTTCAAAGGCAATCTCTTTTTCGCTCATTCCTTCTTTTTCAGAAAGGAATTTACGAAGGAGTTCCTCTTCATTTACTTCGTTTGTAGGAGTTTGCCAAAACTCAAAATCCTTGTAATCATCTCTTCCTGTTTTTTCCACAAAAGCGTTGTATTTTGCTACTTTCTCAGATGCAAAATTCTTTCTGGGAAGCTGTTCAGGCTCTGTACTTGGATTTTCTATTTCACTTTGTATTGGAGTATCTGGTTCTGTTTTTTCTGTTTGAGTGGGTTCACTCTCTTGCACAGAGGTGTTATTATCTTCCACTTCTGTGGAGGTGTCTTGTTCAGGAGCTTGAATATTGTTTTCAGCCACTGAATTGTCTGCCTCTTCTTGTAATTCATTTATTATACTCATGTTAAAAACATTTTTTGTCAAAAATAATATGCGTTTTAAGTGTTTTCATGTTTGCTTATTTATAACTTAAACACACTGAAAATCAATATTTTAAAGTTTTTACTTTTAAGATAGTGATTGAAAACAATACGATTATATAAAATATTTTATATATTTGTATTGTTGTTTTGTTAAACACTGCTTCTTAAACACATGGAACAGCAAATTATTAACATAATCAAAAACAAACAAAAATCTTCTGGGGGAAATTGTGGAACATATCCTGTAAACATAATGAACTCCCTTAATATTGATTATAAGAGCGTTAGAGCTACTCTAAATAAACTCCACAAAGAGGGTAAAATCCTTATAAGAGAGGGGTTGCATGGAAAATTAGTTTTTTGGAAATAATCTTAAAATATAGAAATGACAGCAGTACAATTTTTAGATCCTCCTAAAGAGTTGATTAACTTAAAATTTAAAAAAGCGTTTAAAAGGAAAAAGCCAGAGATAAAAGAGTGTCACAATTTAAACTATTCCATAATTGCTTTTGCCACTAGAGAAATAGCAGATTCGTTGTCAGTGTGGGCAAAAAGAGGATTGATTTCTTTAAAAGACACAGCTTATTTTGAGAAAATGGCGGATTCAGACAATGATGAGTTATTTACTATTTACAAAAAATACGGAAGAACTGACCTTGTTTTTGATGATTTTCAAAGAGTCGTTACTCTTTTTCAAAATCTTGCAAAAAGGTCATTATCTCTATTTCAGATTCAGGCAGCTCCTATGCTTGTAGATATTTTGGCTGTTATATATAGTATTCAATATATACAAATTGCTATTCCTGAATTGTGTTTCGTAATGGAAAGAATGCCACAATCAAATACAATGCGCATCATCCGAGAAAAAGAAAGTGAGCTGCAAAAACTTTTCATGTCTCTCTACCAGGAAGTAAGCAACAGCAAAGAATTTAATTTCAATATTTTTAAAAACATGTTTTCTAAAATAATAAAAATGACGAGAAACGAATATTTAACCCTAACAGAAGAAATGGAAAAACAATGAAAAAACAAGACATCATCGCTTTAAAAGTAGAACACAACTCTCCTACCAAAGAAAACCCTTTAATAGAAACCATAAGAATAGGGACATTACTTTGCAATGGAAACATTAGAATTCACGAATTCAAATATGAATGTGTCGGCGGAAAAATAAAAGTATTATAATTTAACATTAATTTTTTATCATGACAAAAAAAGAAATGATTTCAAGCCTATCTAAAAAGACAGGTCTTACAAGAAAACAAACAGAAACAGCCATTGATTTATTCTTTGATACAATAAAAGAAGCCGTAAAGAGAGATGGCAGTTTTAATTTTAGAAGATTTGGAACATTCATGCTCCACACCAGAGCGGAGCGTAAAGGCAGAAACCCATCCACGGGAGAGCTTATGACTATTCCATCTAAAACGTTTACTAAGTTCAAGGCAGCAAAAGAATTTCTTTGTGATTAGAACTTAGACAAAATAAATCATGCGATAGGATTAAATATCCCCGCTTAAGATTTTAAACCAATGCGTGGAGCAATAGAGAAGAATTGGAATCTTCTATGCTTCGCGCTTTTTTATTTGAGCTATTTCTTTTTTTTATTGTTACGCGAATAAACACACTTTAAAAACTCATTATCTTTTTTAGTAAATACAAATATGTATAACTTTGATTAAAATAAAAGTTTTATCGCTTAAATCTATTATTTTGAATATAGAGCTTTTTTACATAAGAAAATTTATAAATGAAAACTCTTAGTGAAAGAGTGTGAGTTTAGGTATAAAAATATGAGGGCATGAAAAAAAATCAGATTTTTTGAGAAAAATTTTACCCCGCCCCTAGCCATTTGCCTCATCGCATTTTGAAATTCAAATCCGATTTTCCAAACATCACACCTATTCCAGCCCACTCATTAGAACGATTAGTTTTGTTTCCATATAGGAAACGAAACAATAAAACGCACCATTCTAAATTTATCACAGGGGGTATATAATTTTTTTTCTTGCAGGGGTGTTTGTTTTTTTCTCCTGCCCAAAAAGGTCATCTATACACGGACAAATTTTAAGCAAAGGTATTGTATATAATACCTTTTTAGTTTAGTCCTTTCAGTAATTCTGACACATCGCAACCTATCGCATTAGCGATATCCAACAACTTACAAACCTTTATTTTATCGGTGGTTCGGTATATATACCTCCTATCCTTACCCATTGCTTTGCATACTTTTTCAGTAGTTAATCCTCTTGCCTTTATTTCTCTTTTTATGTTGTTTTTTATAATTCCTATCATACTCGTTATATTTATGGTATTCTATACATGCACTTTTTCATAAAAAAGGTAGCCTATACACGGACAAAGTAAAAAATAAAATTAAAAATCTCACAGATTGCTTAAAAAGAAAGTAAATGTTCAAAACCTCACAACACCAATAAAATGCGTTTACATCTAAAAAAACATGTGCATAACAAGGTTTTTATTATTGTTTGTTTATTGTTCTTTTTACCTGCATAGTAAAAAACTTCCTTTATATGCGTTATTAGAGAATTACATTGCGTTTCTTTTTATAAACGATAAAGAAACTAACCTTTCAAAATATGTTTTAATTTGGTTTGTGTTCCCTTGTGTTTTACTCTTGTGTGTGGGAGGGAGTGAGGGGGAAGAGTTTTGCGTTGGCTGTTTATTTTTGCTGTATTGGGTAAACATATGAATTTCTCTAAAAAAACAACCTCCTGAGAATCTTTATATAATAAACTTATATAAATTGTTTGGAGGTTTTTAATTAAAAAAATCCCACGCTTTCGCTGGGATTGGTTGATTGTATAAATGTATATATAGTTTATTTTTTTCTGATTCCATTTGCCTGTTTAATCAACAAAAGTGTTTTTGATAACATTTTTAATTTCCATGATTTCGTTTTCCGAAACACTATTAGAAACCTTTGTTATCCTCTGTTTGTCAATTGTTCGGATTTGGTCTATCATTACCCAGCCTTTGGTGTTTTTTCCTTTTATTTCTATCCGTGTAGGGTAAGGCTTGGAACTGCTGGTAATAGGTGCTATAATGATAGTATTTAAATGCTTATTCATTTCATCGGGAGAAATTACCAAGCAAGGACGAGTTTTCTTTACTTCGCTTCCTAATGTAGGGTCAAGATTAACAAGAACTACTTTATATTGTTTTACTTCCATTCATCAAAATTTTCATCGTTAAAAACATCATCTATCAGTAATTTGTCATCTCCATTTTCATGCATTTTCTTAAAAGCACTTTCCCAATCTTTACGAGTGTTTTCTATTGACTTAGTGATAAAAGAATTTAGTTTATCTATTTCTTTACGGACAAGGTATTCTATTAAATTAGCTTGTGACATATACCTTTCTTTTGCATAGCTTTTTAGGGTCTCTGCAAAGTCTTCTGTAACTCTTATAGTTAAGTTTTTTGTTTTAGTTGCTGCCATAATCTTTTTTTTGCAAATGTATGTAAAAAGTAATTAAATTGCAAATACATTGACTTTGCAAAAACAAGTAATTTTTTCACGCTCAAAATCAACACTTTACAAAAAAAGATTAAAAATATTAAAAAAACTTTACTTTGTATTTGCTTTGTATGTGCAAAATGCTATATATTTGCACAAGAAAATTAAAACAAAGTATAACAATTAAAAATAAAAGAGATATGACAACGAAAGAGATGGCACAAGTATTAAGAGAAGAATTAAAAAAAGCTGGTTATAACAACAGAAAATTATCAATTAAATCAGGTTACTGCGGTTACTCTTCACATATAGATATTACAATAAAATTTGAAATAGAAGGCAACCCAAGAGAGAACGAAGAAGTGATAAAAATAAAAAACATCGCCCAAAAATTCAAACAAATTGACAGATGTGATGTAACAGGCGAAATATTAGAAGGCGGCAACACTTATGTTAATCTATACTATAACAACTATTATTTAAA